ATGCTGATGGATTGGTAAATGAAATAGAAACTGCTGATACTAAAAAAGAAGATGAAATGTTAAGTCAAGTATTTAATTCTATTAAAGAATTGGTTGATGAGGTAAAATCATTAAAGGGTGATATTAAAAATATCAAAGAAGAAAATACAAAATTACAAAATAGAGTAAATAAGTTCGCCGCTGAACCATCAGAGGAACCTATTGAAACTAAAATACAATTTAATAATACAAATAATAGAATGGATAAGTTGAAATTCTTTTCCAAATAAACTAAACTAAAAAAATTTAAAAAATGAGTTTAAATGTAGGTGGCTTAACGGCGTATGTTGACCAAAACAGAATGGCGTTAATTAAAAAATTCATATTGGGTGGAAGGACTATCCAATATATTAATGTTCAACCGGACATTAAATCAACCGCTACGGTAAATATTATCAATTCATCACTAACAGCTGCGGCTGGAAGTTGTGGATGGAACGAGGCTGGAACAACAATCTTAACACAACAAAGTTTAGCGGTATGTCCCTTAAAGGTAAATGAATCTATTTGTTTGAATACATTAGAAACATATTACACACAAAAAATGATGAATCCTGGTTCTTACAATAAAGACATTCCTTTTGAGGAAATATTTGTTGAGGAAAAAGCATCCCAATTATCTGCATTAGTAGATGACTTGATTTGGAAAGGTAATACATCAGCATCAGGTAATATGTCCTTATGTAATGGATTTATCGCATTGGCAACAGGAGCGACTTTTTCAGGTTCAGTAGTGAATGTTGTATCAGGAACTCCAACCTCCGCTACGGTAGTTGCGATTGTTGATGCTATTACTGCGGCAATACCTTCAGACATTCTTGACCAAGAGGATTTAGTAATTTTCTGTGGATATGACTTTTATCGTCTTTACTCGTTAGCTTTACGAAACGCTAATCTCTTCAATTATACAGGAGCAGAGAATCAAGGTGGAGATTTCACCCAAATGGTTCCTGGAACTAATGTAAGAATAATTGCTGTTCGTGGATTAAATGGTAGTAATAAAGCGTTTGCTTCTTCAGCATCCAATTTTTACTTCGGAACGGATTTATTATCGGATTTTGAAGTGTTTGAATTGTGGTATTCCCTTGATAACGGCGAAGTGAGATTTCGGGCTAACTGGAAACAAGGTGTAGTTTGGGCATTCCCGTCATTCGTTGTATATTACAGATAACAAAAAAAATGGGGGGATGAGTTTATCCCCCCTATATTAAAATAAAAAATAAATAAAAAAAATAAAAATATAAAATTATGAGTTGTATAATTGACGAAGGTTTCCAACTTGGATGCGCGACGATTGGAGGGGTAGAGAAAGTTTATATCGGAACTTATAGTGCCGGCACAACTTTTGCAACATCTGCCGCAAATGTTATCACGGGTATTACAGGCGGTCAGACAATGTATCTGATGGAACAAGACATAGAATTTGCTGGTGTTAATCAAACAGGGGCGTTTTCAAGAGAGAACGGAACGGTTTTTTATGAATCAGTATTATCATTAAAGTTTATTGAATTAAGTTGCGACTTAAGGAATCTAATAATCGCTTTGGGTAGAGCCCCAATTTTCGCAGTAGTGAAAAGTAATGCGGGACAATACTACTATTTGGGTGTAGAAAGTTCAGGTAGAGCTACGGCTGGTGTTGCTTCTTTAGGTATTATGCAAGGCGACTTAAATGGTGCTACATTTGAAATAACATTCAAATCACCAAACGGGATGTTTTGTTTATTATCTACATTAGTAGGTTCATCACTTCCAATAGGCTAATAACAATAACACAAGGGTTATTCGTTTTCCCTTATTGTATAGAAACCTCATTCCTAAAAAGAGTGGGGTTTTTTTATTTAATAAACAAAAAAATATAAATTATATTTATAATAAAAAATATGATTAAGATATTTAAAAATGTAATCACAGATGTTCCATTTACTTTATTTGAAAAAACAACTTATAGTGCCGCAACATATATTTGTGAATTATATAATAATCAAAATCACGACAATACCCTATTTTATCTTACAGGAGACACCACAACGAATAATGCGAGGTTTAACTACTTCCCCATTAATGAGACACCTTTAAATCTATTAGAGGGGACTTATGACTATTTTGTATGGCAAACAACGGGGGCAACATTATCGGTTAGTGGTTTAACTACTTCGGATGTTGTTGAGTCAGGATTATGTAAAGTAATTGGAACTGGTTCAACACAAACAACTTATACATCAACTATAAATGAATACACCTATGAAGGATAATATGAAACAAGAAATAAAAACGACTCAACCTTTTAGAATATTAAATTTTAATGAGGCGTATGTCGCACCAGAATATAAATTAAATCCTGCAAATGGTTTTATTGAATGGGGTAGAAATAATGAATATCCAAGATTTTTATTGGACTTATATAATAATTATGGTTCAACAACCCATAAATCTATTATCAATAAGAAAGTTAGGTTATCCACTGGGTTTGGTATTCAAGAGACATTAAACCCTATCTTAAATTCATTTATTAAGAAGAATAAATTAGAACAAATAGCTCGTAAATTATCAATTGATTTTGAATTATTTAACGGATATTGTTTTGAAATAATATGGAACAGAGAAGGGACTAATTTTAGTATAAGATATATCCCATTTCATAAAGTTAGAATTGGTTTAACTGATGAAAAAAACCCACAAGCACATTATTTATATTCGCACGATTGGAAACAATTTAAAAAAGATGGATATAAACCAGAATACATTATGGCATTTAATCCAAATGTAAGACAGGGAAGACAACTATATTATTTTGTTGAACACAACCCCCAACAAGATGGATTATATCCAATCCCGAATTATTCCACGAGTTTAAATTATATTCAATTGGATTTTGAGGTTAGTAAGTTCCATTTAAATCAAGTAAAACAAGGATTTTCGCCATCACTATTAATTAATTTTGCTACGGGAATACCGACGATTGAAGAAATGGACGAATATTATAGAGATTTTAAGCGTAATTATGCATCAGCTGATAATTCTGGTAAGGTAATTATTACATATTCGGAGGGTGTTGAACAAAAACCTGAAATAACCCCCATCAATTTAAATGATTCTGACGAACGATTTATTATGTTGCAGGATATGGTAGAAAAAAATATAGTAATGGGGCATGAAATACCACCACAATTGGTTGTTTTAACTCCTGGTAAGTTGGGTTCATCCGATGAGCGTAAGGAACTTTTACAAGAGTTCCAACAATACTATATAACGCCACGACAAGAGCAGTTAGAGGTGGGGTTAAATGAGGTTGTAGAGATATTAGGATTTAATGAAGATATTATATTAAACACTTATGAATCAGATACTATTGAACCAGAAAAAAGAATGTTAGTAGAACCAACAATTGTTCCACCAACTGATAATAATAATTTAATAACAGGTTAATTATGCCAACTTATAATTCAAAATTCATATCTACCGTATTTCTTAAAGAGAACACTACAATAGAGGATAATGTAGATGATACAAAATTAGTTCCATTTATAAAAATTAGTCAGGATACTCATATCGGACAAGTTTTAGGGGCTACTTTTTACAATAGATTAAAAGAGGGGGTTGCTTTAAATAACCTAAACTCTGATGAAACTGATTTAATGAAAGATTATATTCAACCTTGTTTAGCACAATTTGCATATTATGAGGTTTATCCCTTCTTAAATTTTAAGACAACAAATAAAGCAATATCAAAAGAGAGTAGTGAATTTTCACAACCATCTGAATTGGATGAAATAAAATATATGAGAAACGCTATTAGGGACTTAGCAGAATTTTATCTAAAAAGATTATCAAGATTTTTATGTGATTTTTCGGACTTGTTCCCTGAATATCAAAATCCCGACCCGAAAGATAATTTACCAAAAAATAGTAAGGCGTATTTTAATGGAGTATATGTTCAAAGAAGAGGTGGTTGGAGAAACTTGGGAGTTTATAGTGAAGATTACCGCACTGGTAGTGGGGACTTTTGTGAAGGATGTTAATTATGGAAGATATAAAAAAAATACAGGAAATAATTAATCACCCCAAGTTGAGTGATGATTATAAATTTAATGTGATTAAGGATATAATATTTTTTAAAAATTATAAAAAAAATGTTAAGTCGTCAAATGTGGATATTGTATCTTACAATGACGATTTAAAGGAAATGGTTATAAGGTTTAATAATGGACAAACATATACCTATTATAATGTTGATATTAACCTGTTTAATAACATAGTAGATGGTAATGGTGTATGTATTACCTCTGGACAAAATAAATACGGGAAATGGAATATTGGTAAATCCCCCAGTATTGGTGCCGCAGTGTATGATAAATTAGTTGAAGCAAATATCTCATATAAAAAAGGTGGGGTATTATTTGAATAAAAAAAATAAAAATTGAATTATGATTGTTATTGAAAGAAACAAAGAATATAACATTACTTATTGGGATACAAATACCCAATCAAATATAACAAAAACATTTAATACAATTACAATCTTTTCTATTGTTGATTATATTGAAGATAAAACATTATATGTTAATATTAAAGAATGGGATGAATCTATTCAGGTATTTACATCAGATAATTACGACGAGAATTGGACTAAAGATTATATCAATACATTTTTAGTTAATTACTTTATAAATAAATAAAACATTAAAAGATGAAAAAAGAAATAGTATTAGGAATTATAAGACATACATTAACATTTGTTGGTGGTATATTAATTATGAAAGGACTTATTGAAGAAGGGTTAGTTCAAGAAATAACAGGTGCAGTCCTTACCCTTGTTGGTGGGATATGGAGTGTGTTAGATAAAAAATAAATAATTTATAATAAAAATGGCAATAGCGATAGAAACATTTTGGACTGACTTGGGAATTACGGAGGGTAATAACAATGCAACAAACCAATACGATTTATATAATGGATTAACATTTGGCGATGGATTTGTATGCTCAAGTCAATATGATTTTTTTACCCATCTTGGAACAAACAGATATGAGTTTTTTAAATCATATAATAGTGTTGATGAGAATATTGTTGATGAATATACCTTCTATCAAAATACCGATGATGTAAATATATTTAATGACTTTACATTCAACTCAATTAGTGGTTCATTTGTCCCCCCACCAGAACCTCCTCGTCCAGTAACTATTTCAGTTTATTCACAGGAACTTGATTTTGCAACACCACTTAATAGTATAATTTATAGATGTGATGGAGAACAACAAGCCGTTTGTTATGGAATAAGTCAAAGTGATATAACTGGATTGGTTCGTATGTTTAACTCTGACCCATTAAGTCCAAACGCTTGTTTTAAAGATTATGGAAGATATTATGATAATGAGGATGGTAGAGTTAGATTAGAAATAACACAAGAAATATACGATACAATTTGTTTAGGTGGAACATTAACATTAGACATAATTCGCGATTAAAAATAATTGATATGGGGATGCAAGTAATAAAAGATGGTGTGGTTATCCACGAAGATACCAAACCTTCGTTAGAAGAAGTAATACGACAACAAGAACAAATTATAATTGACTTAAAAAACCAAATAAAAGATTTAAAATCTAAAGTATGCCAGTAAAGAGTTGTGAAGATAATGGTAATGCTGGATTTAAATGGGGTGATGAAGGTAAATGTTATACTTATTCCCCCAATAATGAAGGTAGTAGAAGAAATGCAAAGAAAAGTGCTACCATTCAAGGTTTAGCAATTGGTGATTATGATTTATTACT